TATGCACTTAGGAAACTAGGTGCACCTGTGCTGGAAATTAATATCGATGATGATCAAATTGATGATTTGGTGGATGATGCTATTCAATTATTCAATGAAAGACACTTTGATGGTGTCGAAAGAATGTATTTGAAATATAGATTTACTCAAAATGATATTGATAGAGGAAAAGCACATAATCAAGATGGTTCTGATAATACTGTTGGTCTAACCACTACAACTGGTACTTCAACAAATATTGCAGGATATGGTACAACTACATCATCATTTTTTGAAACAAGTAATTTTATTCAAGTTCCAGAAAGTGTTATTGGAATAGAAAAGATTTTTAAGTTTGATACAAGTTCTATATCCGGTGGAATGTTTAGTATCAAATATCAATTATTTTTAAACGACTTATATTACTTTAACTCTGTTGAATTATTACAATATTCAATGGTCAAGAGTTACTTAGAAGATATTGATTTCTTACTAACTCCTGAAAGACAAATCAGATTTAATAAAAAACAAAATCGTTTGTACATAGACATGGATTTTAATTCCATGAATACCGAAGATTTTATTGTTATAGATTGTTTCAGAGCATTAGATCCTGATGATTTTACTAAGGTATATAATGATCCTTTTGTTAAGATGTATCTTGTAGCTCTAATGAAAAGACAATGGGGACAAAATTTAATTAAGTTTAGAGGAGTCAAACTTCCCGGTGGATTAGAATTAAATGGTAGAGAAATATACGAAGATGGAGAAAGAGAATTAGAGGCAGTTAAACAAAAAATGCAACTCGAATACGAGTTACCTCCATTTGACTTTATCGGGTAAAATGTATGGCACTCAATCCCTTTTTTCTACAAGGATCTCCCGGTGAACAGAGATTAGTTCAAAATCTCATAAATGAGCAATTGCAAATTTATGGAGTAGAGATCACTTATATACCGAGAAAATTTGTTAATAAAAAAACTATTATCGAAGAGGTGCAAACATCTAGATTTGATGATAATTTTTTACTTGAAGCATACGTAAACACCTATGAGGGATATTCCGGTGCTGGTGATATTATGACAAAGTTTGGTGTTAGTTTAAGAGATGAGGTTACACTTACTATATCAAAAGAAAGATTTGAAGATTTTATAGCACCATTTTTAAATGATGATGATTATGAACTTGCAACTCGCCCAAGAGAGGGTGATTTAATATTTTTCCCATTAGGCACAAGGTTATTTGAAGTTAAATTTGTAGAACACGAGCAACCTTTTTATCAATTAGGAAAAAATTATGTTTATCAACTCCAGTGTGAACTCTTTGAATATGAGGATGAGATTATTGATACTGGTGTCTCTGAAATTGACCAAGAAATTGAAGAAGATGGATTCATTACCACTCTTAACCTTGTAGGAGTTGGTGTAACTGCAACAGCTAGTGCAGCGATAGCTTCAGGTTATATTAATTCTATATCTCTTTTAAATGATGGTAGGGGGTACACAGGCACCCCAACAGTTTCAATCAGTACAAGTAGAGCAGCGGGTGGTACAAACGCATCTGCAATTGCTATTACAACTGAGAGAGCAGGTGTATTTTCAATTAAGGAGTTAATCCTTACTAATCCCGGTTCAGGATATACTATTGCTCCAAGTATTAGAATTCTTGATGGTAACGGAAGTGGAGCAATCGCAACATGTAATTTAGTTACCTCTGGTAAGGGTGTGGTCAGTTTAAATATTACAAATGATGGAAGAGGATATACATCAACTCCAAACGTCACTGTGGCGGGGCCAGTAGGTGTAGGAACGACTGCATTACTCACTGCTGTTATTGATACTGAAAATACAGTGGTAACATCATTTAGATTTGTAAATCCCGGTGCAGGTTACACTATTTCTCCAACAGTTACTATTGCAGATCCAAATATAATTACAGGTCGTGGAAACTTCTTATACAACGAACTCGTTGTTGGTCAAACATCGAATACAGAAGCGTTGGTAAGATTTTGGGATGCTGACACTAAACTTCTGAAAGTTACAAACGTTGGTATAGGATCAACGGTAAAAGGATTTATTCCGGGCGAAGAAATAAGAGTCAGAACCGGTGTTGGTGTTACTGGACTTCCACTTCACAAAACAGTATTTACTGCTGGATTTACCACAACAGGTAGAAGTGTAAGTGCTGGAACAACTTCAATTAATGTTGGATCTGCAAATACAACTAAATTTAATAGGGGGGATGATGTAAGTGAATTGGCAGGTGTGATTGGATCAGGTGTCACTATACATACAATCGATAACTCCGGCAATATCTTGTTAAGTGAACCAACACTTAATTCTACATTATTACAGAATCAAACTATATCTTTCGGAAGCACATCATTCGTCTCTTATAATGTTCGTGAATATGATAATCGTGATATATATGATGACTTTAGCAGTAATGACGAGTTTGAACTTGAAGCAGATGAGATCATTGATTTTGCTGAAACTAATCCATTCGGTACATACTAATGTTAGGCACGTATTTTTATCACGAAATTCTTAGAAAAACAGTCATATCTTTTGGAACTTTATTCAATGATATTCATATTCGTCACAAAGATAATGATGGTAAATCAATTAGTGATATGAAAGTAGCATTGGCATATGGCCCAATGCAGAAATTTTTAGCTAGACTTGAACAACAACCAGATTTAAATCGTGCAACTCAGATAACACTTCCTAGAATGTCGTTTGAGATGACAAATATATCATACGACGCAACAAGAAAATCCACAATAACTCAAACATTTAAAGCCACTGATGGATCAAATTTAAGAAAAGTTTTCATGCCAGTTCCTTACAATATTGGTTTTGAATTGAATATTTTAGTTAAATTAAATGACGATGCTCTTCAAATTGTTGAACAAATATTACCATTTTTTCAACCATCATTCAATTTAACAGTTGATTTAGTAAACGTGATTGGTGAAAAGAGAGATATAAGTGTCGTATTAGATAACATATCATTTCAAGATGATTATGAAGGAGACTTTGCTACGAGAAGAGCATTAATCTATACACTTAATTTTACAGCAAAAACATATCTATTCGGCCCAGTTGCAGATACTCCAGAAGGTCTTATCAAGAAAGTTCAGTTAGATTATCATACCAATATGGATCGTGAGAATAAGAGAAGAGAACTTCGTTACGTTGTGACACCAAAAGCAATTAAAGATTATGATGGTGCTAATACAGAAGTTTTAACGTTAAATATTAATCCAACAGAAGTTAGAATCACCATAAATGATACATCTAACTTCTCTATTGGAGATCGCATTGTTATTGATAGTGAGGTTATGAAGGTAAAGGAAAAACCTAATGCAACAACTTTAGTTGTGCAAAGAGGTTTTGATAGGACTTTAAAAGTAGAACATCTTGAACAAGCAAAAGTAAATAAATTAACTACAGCAGATGATAATCTTATAGATATTGGTGATGACTTTGGATTCAGTGAAACATCTAGTATCTTTACAGATTCATTAGAATTTAATCCTGCAACAAGAACAGACTCATGATGAACACAAATTTTGATAGTATTGAAAAATCTCTAAATGTAGAAACATCTATTATTAAGAAAGATAAAAAATCAGAACTACCTAATTTAGTCATCAAAAAAGATGATGTTGAAAAAGATTACAAATACACAAGAGGACAATTATATTCATTAATTGAAAAGGGACAAGAAGCGATCAATGGTATAATGGAAGTTGCAGGTGAAAGTGCAAGTCCAAGAGCATATGAAGTTGCAGGTCAGTTGATCAAATCAGTCGCAGATAGCACTGATAAATTGATGGATCTTCAAAAAAAGATGAAAGATATTGATGAAGAAAGCACAAAAACACAAAATAATGTGACAAACAATGCCTTGTTTGTTGGATCTACTAGTGAGTTATCAAAACTTCTAAAACAAGGTATTCTAAATAATAATGATACAAAAACTGCAGAATAATGAAATCCTGTAAAAAAGGATACTACTATTGTAACACTGAGAAAAAGTGTATGCCCATTCCTGATGGACATACTGT